CACGCACTGGATCGGATCCATCGAAGGCATCTACCACCATGTTCTGCATTCGTAGATCTGCGCCCACTTCTTTACGCGATGCGATGATCATCTGCGCAGAGTTGAGTGCATCTGCATCTGTCTGCGCGATAGATGATCTGACTCTGCTGTGATCAAAATAAACAAGTTGCGATGGAATATCCTCTGCGCTTTGTGGTGTGCCACCAGTCCGAGTGACTGTCACGCTGTTCACGACACCGAAGTCGGATAGATCAAAGGACACACTCTGATAGGCGATCACTCCAGGTGCTCCAGAGTCCGAGAAGGCTGTGGCAGTGCCACCAGATAGGGAGATGATGTCGTTCCGGCTCTTGAAAGTCGCGTAGCCGTTCTGGTTCATGTAAAAGGCTCCGAGCTCGGTCTGCTCTGCCGTTTGACATGCGCTCAGTGCGCTGCGACTACTCCCATCATCTGCCTGGACAGTGGTGGTCGCAGTAGAGCTGATCGATCGCATACCACCAGGGAAGTCTGCGGCGTTGAGTATGCTGGAAACTCTCTGCGCTGTAGTCTGGCCAGCAGTGCCACCGGCCACCGATGTGATCGTAGTTAGATTGAGTAGCTGAAAACCATCGACACATACGAGATCGACATAGGCAGGATCGAATCCAGTCGGTGACTGATATGCCCATGACTGGACATACATCGAGCCCAGTGCGTATTCCTGATTCAGAGTATCTTTCCCGATAAAGCGGATCTTGCGCATCGGCAAGATCTTGCCGTACAGCGCTCCGCTTGTATTAGAAGGATTGAATAGCCCTGTGTCATCTATCAGGCGTACAGTTGCCGATCCTGTTTGGAATGAGTCAGATGTGCGATTGTAGGCTCTGCGGATCGATGCGCGCATCACGAACTGTGTGACATCGAGTGTGTCAGCTACGGCTGTGCCTAGAACAGATGAGTCGAGTGGTGTGCTCGGATCATCGAGCACGAGAGCAGGATCGAAGGTCGCGCCGTTTCCAAAGTCAATGATGCACTGAAATGTAGCGCCAGACATTAGCGCCCTAGAAGGTCAAGCGTCACAGGATTGCCCTGTCTGTTTTGATTACCGATCAGGTTTGAAAGATAGAATCCTAGATCCTGCTCAGTCAGGACAGATCCAGCGACATTGACATTGACTGTTGTGCCGCCGCGTGGCTCCATCATATCGATCAAGTCATAACTGTTGCCTGCCGATCCAGCAAAGGCTGAGCTCGTGAAGCCTGGATCACCTGGCATGTACGGCTTGTCGATGGCCATTTCTTTATTAATTAGATCTTCAACCGAAGTGCCTGGCGTTAGTTGCGACCTCATCGCTTGCTGTGCCTTGATGCGATCGAGCTCCTCTTGCGTGGGTGCTTTAGGCGGCGGCGGTGGTGGCAGTTGCCCTCCAAGACCTTCCAGCATTCCTGGTGGAACAGGGATGCCCAGACTCTTGTAGTAGAGCTGAATCTCGATAGTTAATTTATTAAGTTGGTTTACATCTGCCGCTACTGCTGCAGCTCTTGCCTTATCTAGTGCGATCAGTTTGGCAAGCGCTGCCTCATCATCTTTGTATCCCTCAGACCTGATGGCCTGCAATCCTTCGACCGCCGCTATCTCCTCGCTCGTTCCAGCCCTGCGCTTAGCGATAGCTAGATTGATGCCCTCGATATCAAACTTGTTTGCTAGATCAGACATGATCTTGGCTTGGCGCTCTTCCTCTAGTTTCTTTGCGCGCTCTTTATTTTTTTCCGCGTTGGTTTTCTTTTCTTGTTCTTGAAGTTTCTTTTGCAGTGCTAGTTGCGAGGCTGTTAGTTTGACGATTTTGGTTGTAGTTTGTGTCTGTGCTGCCCTTGCCTGATCCCGTTTGTTCTCTATATCAAGAGTGCCTTTAAGCGCATCGCGTTCTGCCTTGACCTGAGCTCCGCGTTTTTCAAAGAGCTTGAGAGCTATACCTACAGCCCCGATGATCCTACCTAGTGGAGTCAGTACCGCGATGACGGCTAATACAGGCTTGATGATCCCCTTTGCATCTTTGGCGAAGTCTGCAAAACCCATCGCTACATTTCCGAAGCGTGTTCCTATCTTCTCTAGCTCACCGCCCAGATTTTGCATTCCACCTGGTCGATCTCCGGCCAGAATCTTCATGGCCTCTACTAGACCTACACCTAGATTCTCCTGTGCCTTTTCTCCTGAGATCCGCAGTTTGTCGAGCTGACCTGCAAAGCCCTCTGCGGCATTTGCAGCCTGTCCTGAGAACTTCTGTGATAGCTCTAGGATCGCGCCATCCAGATCACCAGATTTAAGGGTGGACTTGTCGAGACCGACATTGAGTTTGCCCAGCGCCGCTAGGTTTCCTGAGAAGGCTCGTGATAGCGCACTTGAGACTGTAGCTAGATCTTTGCCGGAGCCTTTTGATACATCAAGGGCGATCTTGAGTAGCTCCTGCGATGAGGCCACATCTTTGGTTACATTTATGAGTTGATTCAGCGATGGCCTAAGCTCATCCTCGGATACACCGAAGGCTCTCTGGAGACCATCAACGAAACCATCGACCTCTTTGACCGAGAAGGATGAGCCGATATTCTGAAGTGTCTGATCTAGCTGCCTGAGCGCCCGATCCTCATCCTCTGTTGCTTTGAGCGCCGCCGCCATCTGCTTGCCAGCGAATGCAACCGCAGCCGTACCTGATAAAAGGAAACCTATCTTTGATGCCTTGCCTGCCTGTAGAGCAGACTTTCCCATCTTCTTAAAGCCGCTCTCGGCCTGTTTTAATCCTTTAGCGTTTAACTTTGTAATAAAGGAGACGATGACTGAGCGATTAGCCATTATCGTGACTTACCAAATCTAGCGAGTATGGGATCTATGATGCGTTCCATTTGTCCACCTATCTGGACTCCATGCTCTTCTTTGATACGCCAGACCACGCGTTTGCGATCGCCATGCTTCCTGTTCATATTCTCTCGCATTCGCACTCCAGCGTTAAGATTGCGAGCCCTGTACCTGCCATCGGATCTGCGCTTGCCCTGACCGATCAGCTCATACATCTTGCCCGATACACTGTCATTTTTTAATCCGATTACATTGTCAAAAGTTAGGCCTTTAGCCTTAAAGGATCCACGCGTGATGCTGATCCCACGCTTGGCATCGGCGCTATCCCATACCCATCTGATGGCCGCATCTCTACCATGATGCTTTGTATCATTCTCCCAGGTTGCTGATGTGTATGTTGGCGCAATCGTTCTCCACTTTGATAGTGGAGACTCGGCAGGGATAAAGCCTCTAGCCATAGTGACATAGGGCAACAGGATGTTGCGCGTGTCTTTGTTAAATGCTTTACGCGCCTGTGGATCTATGCGTTTAAGATCTTTTAGAGCCTCATCTAGATCAGATACATACAGAATGTGGCCAGCGTTTCGATTAGCCTGATCAACGAAAAACTCTCTGATCATCGTCTGCCTCTCCTCACCTGTTGCCTTCCTGCCTGATTGCGTTCAGTCAGGATTGTTTTGATCGCTACTAGGAAGGCCGGATCACAGTCGAGTAGATCATTCGGCGCTATACCAGTGAGCACCGACAAGGATGCGATCTCAAAGATGCGCCCTTGTCGGCTTACCCATTTGGGGAGTCAGTCACGATGTCCACTTCGACAAGTGAGTCGATGAAAGCATCGAGGGCTAACTGTGTGAGTCCTTTGCGCTTCATCGCGTGATGTGCGATCCAGTAGAGATCTGACTGGCGCTCATTGTCGCGAAGCAGCTTATAGAAGCCACCCTTGAACTCGATCTCGAAGGCGCACTCCGTTGCTGGAGTGACATCTACGACCTCGCTCTTTCCCTCTTTGGTTGTGATCTTTAGCCTCATCCTTCCGGTTCCTTCCTATTAGGCTGATGTTGATTTGGTTAGTGCTTTGACTGGCCATGTGACGCTTGCGGTGGCTACTGTTTCTGGACTGGTATTGATTGGCTGCCACTGACCCACGAAACAGCTCATGGTGTAGCTAGGGTTGGTCGCTGTGACTGTGCCGCTCACCGGAACCAGCTTCAGATTCAAGTATGAACCAAGTGCGGCCTCTACTAGATCGTTCACTGAGCTCGCTGCAAAGTCATTAAAGAACTCGATCGTCACTGAGTCGTTGTTTAGACCACCGAGGAATACATGATCACTGTTGGACATAGTAGTGATCTCAACGGCATCGACCTCACGATTCAGTGTGACCTGACTGACGAATGCTGAGACAGTGGTTGTTCCGAGAATCACCACTGTGTTCTTGCCTGAAAATATTGCCATCTCTTCTCCTTATCCAATCAGTTCTGTTCTGAATCGGTAGGCTAGATAGTCTATCGCACCGACTTGAATGGAACCGCTTGTTGCTGTGGTGACTCTCAGTGTTTGACACGCTCCTGAAAGTGTTGGATTTGCTTCGACTACTGTCTTGACTGATGACGATCCTGTTCCAGTCAGATATGTATCCAAAGCGTTTTGAGCTGAGCGTTCGCTCATCCTGCCGGTGATGATGATGATATCGAGTGTGGCCTTGTCTGCGCCTCGCATCATAGACATGTCAAACTCGAAGTCGAGCATTCCAACAATCGCTGCTGGAACATTTATGGAGTCTGGAATGGTGTCATAGCATCGCAGTCCAGTGATCGTTTGTAGTTGTGTTTTTAAAGCATCGCGCACTGTAGATGGAGTCATACTCATGCGAGTGTCTCCTTGCGATATGCGCGCACTATTTGAGTTACATCACGCCCTAGTGGACTCATCCTGATCGCACCTAGATCACCTAGACCGAGGATGCCACCTGGAGAATCCTTGCGCTTGTATAGATCAGCAGTCAGGATCAAACACGCCTGATTGATGTCATCTGGTACTGATGGCCAGCCGAATCGAGCTGTTACCTGTACACCAGGTCGCAGTCCGTTCTGGAATAGTCCTGGAAAGATTGGGAAAGTATTTGATGTCGAGACGATCGTGATCTGTGTGAAAGGTCTGCCTAGTGACAGGGCAGTGAGTGGATCCATGATGTAGTCGGTGTTGAGTGTCAGCGTAGTCTCGAATACGCCATCGCCATCATCATCGGTCTGCACCACCAGACTAGAGGTTGTTCCTATGTCATCGGTGTAGAGGATCACTGGTGAGCTCACACGATACTGACGAGCTGATGCCGTTGGGTCTAGATAGAACCGGCGGTTGGCGATGCGATCGATCGATCTAGATGCTGCCTCGATCATGTTCTCTAGGAGTGTGTCATCGACATTATCTGAGATCGATAGGAAGCCCTTTGCCTCATTAAGTGTCGCATATCCATTAACTACGGCCATGAGCAGTCCTGACTGAAAGGGAGACAGCCATGACGGATAGAGAGGTGCAGGAGTAGATCTTTCCCATCGACTCCATCCTCTCTTGACTGCTCAGGTCGTAGAGCCTGGCGGCCACCGGAAGGGATGACCGCCAGACATTTGTTGGTCTAGAAGCTAGGTGAAGCCAGACCGGTTCCGTTAATTTGTGCTATTGCTTTTCCGTAGCGCTCTGAGGTATAAGCAGCAAAGCCGTACATGACGATGTTAATTGCCACTTTGCCGTTTGGCTCTTCAAAGGTCACATACTGTGGATCTCCGTTGCCCTCTTCGAACAAGTGTGACTCGTTTGCATCCATGACGAATATGGTGTCTTGGTTTGTGCTCGCACCGAGATTTGTTGCGATGTTTGCATCTGTGACGATAGGCAGTCCCAGGATCGAGTAGCCAGTGTTTGAGCCATAGGCAGGATATCCGCCGTTGCCAGTACCCATTGCGTTGACCGGATTGTACGCTGTAGGAACTACCAGTGGTCGGTTTTGTCCATCAAGCCCAGCTAACAAGAAGCCTAAGCGTCTTGGGTGCATGATCACATGTGTCGGGCTGACATACACATTTGATTGGATTTGCTGGATGGCGTCTGCGATTTTTGGATATAGGCCACTGACAGTTCCGGTGGTAGCTGTGTATGTCACCAGGATGCCTGATGTCATTGTAGCTAGACCGAGAGGCTGTCCGTTTGAGCCTGTTCCGTTGAGGATCAGATCATCGAGCTTGGTGTGATATGCGCGGATAAGATCTGCAAGAACGATGTTCTCGATGTTGTATCCGCGTTGTAGTGCTTGCTTTGAAACTGATTGCTGGCCAGCGATTGTGAAAACATCCACTGTCAAAGTGGTGTCATCCATGTCAGTGCTGACAGCAGCGGTGTTCTGTGAAGTTTGTGCGGCCACAGAAGTTCCAGTGGTTATACGACTCAGCACTGCTGAAATGCCTTGCGCCGGTAATTGATGCTTGCGTGATACATCTGCCGTTGGTCGGCCAGCTCTTGCGAGCGGCGCGTAAAGGTCAACTAAATATTGAGGAACCACGAGACCTGCGAAGTTAGCGGTTGAGACTGCGCGCTTCTCAATCTTCATCTCGCGTTGATGGCGAGCGATGCGCTCTGATGCTTCGCTGTTGTTCATAAATTGTGATGCAAATGCATCGCCCAGGAAGCTGTGACCTGCGCGCTCTGTGTATGTCAATTCCTCATTGACAACATAGGCTGGTGATGCTGATCGTGTCTCTGGCTTTACATTTGAATCGACTCTGGCTGCTAGATCTGCTGCCTTTGCGTTGCGTAATTCGATATCTGAGATCTGCTCGATGCGCTCGTCTAGTTTTTTTACCTCTAGATTTAACGCCTCGACATTTGCTAGCTCGATCTCGGTGACATCTCTGACTTCTGTGGCGGCGCGCTCAACGATTGACTCGATGAGTGCTGTCTTGCTCTCACGCTTTTCGCGTAAGGAGACAAGGAATGAATTTGACATGCTTCTCCTTAGATTGTTGGTTGTGAGAGAAGGTGTTGCCGATAGGCAAGGTGTTCTGCTTGTTGCGGATTATATCTTATTTTGTAATTCGTTTAGAATAATAATTGCGCGCGCAACACGATTTTCTTCTCGTGCCACGATTGCATCTGCCCATGTTTTTCCAGGATCGCCGCCCCAGAGCGCCCATGCGATTCGCCCGTTAGATGGATAACCATCCTCACCAGGTCTGAATCCTTCTGCCTGTTTATCTACCTCGTGACGAGCAAAGAATGAGGATACTCTTTTTACAGTATCTAGTGGCAGATCTTTTCCGTTTGATATGTCGCGCGCACGAGCTATACCGATCTCAGTGCCGCCTCTGCCAAACTCGCGCCTCCATGCTAGACCGCGCTTGGCCTCCTCCACCATCCCAGCTGTTGGAGTGTAGGACTCAGCTCTATCCTGGATCTCTCTCTTGGCGCTGTAGCGCGGATGATCAGCGTTGAGTAGATCGTTATCGCCCACATACTTTGGATTCTTAGGTGATCCGGTGCGCGCTAGATACAGAAACGCATTCACTCTTGCCATCGACCACTGAGCCCTACCGATACCAGGTCGATGCGATGTCGAGTACGCCCCAGATCCCCTGCGATATACAGCCTTGAGCGCTCCGAGTCGCACACGAGTCCAGCTCGGCCGATCAGCCTCACTCATCGCCGCGTTGTGCTCTTCCATCTTGTTCTGTAGAGCTGTTTCTGTCGCTGCCGAGATCTCGATATCACCAGACTTGCCAGATGCCGAGTCAGGATCATTCTCGTCACTGCCCTCGATCTGGTCGCTAGGTGGAGCCGGTGCGCGCTCGCCATCCTCGTACTCCTCCTCCTCTAGCATCACCCATCGATTGCAGTAGTAGTCTGCCTGCACATTTGCATCCCAGAGTGAGCAGTATCCGGCCTCGTAATAAACACAGTTGCCACAGGCTCGACCCTCTGGCACATCCTGGCTGGATGCCGGTCGATAATTTTCTGGCAGCGCTCGATCGCCATATTCTGCAATGTTAAGTGCAGTCAGTTGTGCCTCTGCCTGATCCATCGTGCGATGGCATCCCATCAGCTCGCGCCCTTCATCTTTGATGACGGCGTACGCTTCACACTCTGGATGATCTGTAACAATGCTGTAAGGCACTAGAGTCTCAGAGTAGCTAGTATCTCGCGCGCCTGTGCAAGTCTAGGATTTTCATCCATCTCAGTATCCCTGACTCCACTGACCGCCGCCATCTCGCCATAGGCTCCAAAGGTCACGAGTGAGATCTCTGCTAGATGTGCCTTGATGCGCTCGATCACTCCATCCTCACGCTTGCGATTCTTCAGTGGCATGAAGCCGATTGAGAGATTATCGAGAGCACCATCCTTGATGAGCTCTAGTACCTCATCCCCTGCGAC